TGTGCATCACTTAACTGAACAGGCTCTATACTTGCTGCTGTTTCAGGATTGTCGTTAAATGCTAAAATAAATTTACCCGCATTACTTGAGCCACTAAACTTTTCGTAGATACGTCTTTCTATCATTTCTCTTTGCTCAGGATCAGGAGTTCCATTGTTGAAGTTAATTAACATACTTGGTGCAAGTCCGTTTAGTATGTTGTTTAAATGGAAGTTGGATATCTCCTCCTCTAATTCAGCGTATTGTGTACCACCTTGATAATCTACAGGACTATAATACTTGAAACCTGCTCTATAAGGCTTGATATAAAGTATTTCTAATCCCTCTTTAGAAGTTCCGAATGCAGGTATTCTTTTTAATTCGTTTCCTCGCTTGTATTTTGACCAATCACTAAAATAAAAGTATGCTTCTATTTCGCCTTTTTCATTACACTTCTCAGCTCTTAATGTTTCTATTGGTATGTGTTCTAACTGTACAATCTTGCTTCTGTTTTTAGAATAGATGATTTGTATCGCACATTGTCCCATTAATTTTAGGTCATAGCATAATTTTCTTGTACAATCCTTGTTAAATAAAGACTTCATTTGAGCGTACTCATTAGGCTTTTTATTTGAATTGGTAGCATCTAAGCCTTTTCCGTAGATCATCTCGCTAACACCATTTATAATAGCGTTATTAGTAGGACTTCCGTTGTATCTGTCTATTAGGTATTGAAAGTAGTTGTTATCTTCTCCATATTCTATGAAGTCTTTGCCTCTTACTTCTTTTACTTGTGGAGAAGTATAAGTGCTTAAATTTACAATGCTTAAATCTGATTTATTTTTCATATTACAATATAATCATTATCGTAGACATCGTTTCCTGTTGGTACAGTATATTCTGCATTATTAACTGAATAACTTGAAATTGTTTGATCTGTACAGAAAACTTTATCCTTATATATTACATTACTTCCCTCTTTTAAAGTAAGGTCGTAGAATCTACCCTCTACAAGTACAGGACTTAATGCTTTTGATACTACTAAGTAATTCTTGTCTGTTGTTGTGCTTACCGTGTATGTTGTTGAGGTGTTTGTTGAATCGTCTCTTAAAATCATACTGACACTTGAAGCATAACTTCTTGGTATTACTTTGAATGTCTGAGCTGATGCAGATGTCGTTAAGTGTATCATACTTATATAACGTACAAACTTTAGATTTTGTGTATAAAAAAAGGGAGTCCGAAAACTCCCCTTTAAAACAAAACTAATTTATGAAAACTTATATAAATATAAGAAATTAATTTTAGTTAGGTGTTATTTGTGTTGCACTTGCATCTCCTGTTACTACAGTACCTGTAATAAAGTAAGGTGGTGCAGTTTCTTGTGCTACAAGTGTTAAAGTAAATCCACTTAGGTCTCCCATAGCAGCTCCACTTACAATCGATCCACCTGTAACCTCTGCTCCGTGTTCTAATCCCATAACAAAGTAATTACCATTATAATCTTCTACAAAAACGTGTGGTCTTGCGTGTGCGATTAATTTTAGTTCTTCCTGTGTTGCTTTTTCAAGAAACGTAAGTGTAATGTTTAATGTTGATTCGTAGAATGTAGTTCCATTCTCTCTTGAGCTGTTTACTGCTGTTTCTAAAGAGGAGTTACCTTTTATATCAAACTGAAATAAAGCAGGACTTCCTGCTAAAGCAGTAACTTCTCCTCCTACAATCGTAGCAGCACCAAGAGTTCCGTAATCTGCAAAGTAAACGGTCTTTAAACCACCTACTGCCGATTTACAAGGGACTTTTCTACCTGTTGTTAATGTACAAGCCATAGTTATTAATTATTAAAAAAGGGTAGGGTTAACTACCCCTTTATATGTTAATTTATTAAGAGTAAAGAACTACGTCAGCACCTACACCGATTTGGCATCCTGCTGTATATCTCATTACTACTCTTACGTTCTGTGATCCATCGATATCTGACATATCAATTACCTTGACCTCCTGACGATCGTTTAAAAGTCCCGTGCCGAAGAAAAGATTGCTTGACCTTGCAGCAATTGCTCTGTTATCAGCAAAACCTGATGATTGATAGATTCTTACACCATCAAAGAATAAGTTATCTAACGATTGGTTGTTACCTTTGTTTTCGTAACCTGCTGCTCCTAAACCTGATGCACCGAAACCACCTAACGCTCTAATGTAAGCTCTATAGATGTTTGAAGATACATAGATGATTAGGTCATCTGCTCCGTAAACTGCTGATGGAATAGCATCTACAATAGCTCCTAATTGAGCAACTACGTTTGCAGAAGTTACAGTTGCAGCAGATACATCTACTACTGTAGAATCAGCTCCTGCTAAAGTAACAAAGCCATCAAAGTTACCCTCTGCTGCAGCACCACTCCAAATAGAAGTTTCAGTTGCACTTGCAACCTCTGCTGCTACTCTTGCGATAACGAAGTCAGAAAATAGTGGAGGTAAGTTGTCAAACGCACTAAAGCCCATTTGAGCAGCTTCCCAATCAGCGTGTAATTCTTTCTTACAAATCTGTAGGTTAACCTGTAATTCAGTTGGTGTTAATACTTTTTCAGTAAGTGTAAGACCTGAAGTCGTTGAATCGAAATCACAGTCAGCACTTCTTACTAAATTTGAAAATGCTCCTACTTTCATAGCAGCTTTGTACTTAATGTTAGGTAGAATAGTAATAGCAGCATCATCTAAAGTTTTTGCTGTTAATAAAGATGCAGCAATATATTTACCTGCAAATTCTCCTGCATAACTACTACCTGTAATTGTTGGATTTGGCATTTTATTTAATTTTAATTATTGGTTAATTTTTTCATTACTCTATCTAAAGCAGTTTCTTTTCTGTTTTGACCGAATCTTACTTTAAATTCTTGTTTAGCTTCAGGATTGTGTGAGATAGGCTCTACAGCAGGAGTTTCGCTAAGTTCTTGTTTTACTTGCTCCTCTGCTTCAGCCATTTCTTCTTTGACTTCCTTTAGCTCGTTTATCATACCTTTGATCTCATCAATGGCAGAGTTAAATTCTTCTTTTGATACATAAGATTCTTCTTCAGCTTCTACTTCTTCTTCTGCTGACTTAATTTCTCCGATGATTCCCTCCTCGCTTACTACGAGCATTTGACCATCTTCCATAAGATATTCGCCTACAGGTACTGCTACTCTTTCATCTTCAGTAACAATAAAGATTTCGTTTCCTGCTTCAAAAGCCTCAGCTTCTAAAATTGTACCATTTTCAAGTGTAGCTTGTGCTAACTTGACTTCCTCAGTAGATTCTTCTACTTGTTCTTCTAATTGAGTTTCTTCAACTTGAGTTTCCTCTATTTGATCCTCTCCTAAGAAAGTTTTGATTTTGTTTAAGATTTCTGTTGATTTCATATTACTATAACGTGTTAAAATTTATATTTGCATTTTTATATTTTAGGGTAAAGTTTTTTATAGTCATCTATAATTTGACTTAGCTTAGCGTTACTTTTGTTAGCTTCTAAAACTTCAGGCACATCATTAGGACGTAAACCTAAATCAATAAGAGCTTTTGAAACTTCTGCACTATCATTAATTAATCTATCTATATCTGAACTATAGCTGTCTAAATCTTGCATAAAATTTTGTCTTGCTTTAACATATTCTAAATAAACTCTATCTACTGTAGCAGAACTTTTCATCAAACGTTTATCTATTGCTTTTGAATCTTTTAAGATAGATGCAGGTTTTCTTGCTAACTCCACCTTTTCTGTAGATAGTTCTGTAACTTGTGATACATAATTCATTGCTTTTTTTCTCATAACTTATATTTTACCGATTCCTTGATTTATTATATTACCCTTACAGCACTTTACTGAATAGGTTTCATCTTTACATAAACAACCTCTACGCCCTCCTTTTGGACTTGTCTTACTTGGTGTTTCAAATTTTTTCATCTTCCTTGACCTCTGTATTGTTTTTTATATCCTTTTTGTCCTACACTCGCATTTTTGCTGTGTGGGTGTGATTTTCTTTTAGGTTTAACGTAAACACTAACTATCTTTCTCGCCATCTCTAATAATTGACCTAATAACAGCTAGTTTTTCTTCTGCTTCTTCTTCAAAGTCATTTACAGGCTCTTTAGGTCTTTCCATTTTATCTGCAAAGTATCCTTCTATAGAAAATCCTTTAACTTTACCTGTTTTGACAAAATTATTCCAGATTTCATCGTTGTTTACTTTTACAGATCCCATCCAAGTACCAATAGGAAGATTAAGTCCATATTTTGCTGATTTATCGTGTACTTTATCTTCTACTAACCAAGATTCTACTAATGTTAGTCCGTTTATCGTGTGTTGGTGTTCTAAAGTAGCTTTAGACTGATTTCCATTCATTAAATAAAGCTGTGATGCTTTTTCTACTGTATCTTTTGAAAAATATATATAATATTCTTCTTCTCCTTTTCTGCGATAGATAGGTTTGTTTGGAACTAGTAATGCACCCATAAGAATACGCTTTTCTTTATCTACCTCAGCAAGTTTTATCTCCTCGCTTTTAAGTGCTATAAAATCTTCTTCGATCGCAGGGTTTTCTACTACTGAAATAGCTTCAATCCCTGTTAGTTCATCGTCTCCTAAAATAAGTTCTACAATTCTCATATTATAATAACGTTTTAATTTTTTTTTTTGTTTATCCTATACTTGCACTTTGTACAATGTTTCTATCCAATTGTTGAGCTGTTGATACATCACTACTAACTACAAAAGCTCTTGGCGGAGGTTGATTACCT